CTGATACAATCATCGCACGAATATCACCATTGATAGCCGCTTTTGACATTTCATCAAGAACCTGAAAGCGAGTAGCAATACGATTCATTGCTTCCTCGTCAGATTCTTTGACTACGGGTGCTTTAACTTCTTTTGTCTTAAATTGAATAGCATCTGCCATTACAGTTTCTCCATCTAAAAATTCAATTTGATGAATGTCGGACACTTTGACCCGAACATCTTCACCGCCTACAGGGAAATGTCCCTCATTTTTCACTGTCACATAACCACCTTTTGCACCTGTCTGGAAACCCTTGACAAGTGTAAAAGTTTCATTCATTACTGGCATATTACGATACTCACCACGCACAACACGAATCGTTGACATAAAAACCCCTTTTCAATCAATCAATACAAGTATTATAGCAGAGAAACCATTTATTGTCAAGTTTTGGAATTAATTTGTTCCAATTTTTCAGTATACTCAAGTCTTGATAAAACAACACCATATATACCATATACCAAAAATCCTATAAGGGCGATACCAAATGTATATTGCAACACGATAGTGGGTGTGTAGAAAAGTACTACATTCAGTAGAAGTGAACCACCAACAATACCTAGGATAATTGCGATAGTCTGTGAAATTGCTTTTTGCTTAATCGTCATTTTTGTTCCTTAATTTAATTGATACACGTAGTATAGCAGAGTATCCATTTATTGTCAAATATTTGTTAGGCTCCAATTTTTAATACTAAAGTATTCAAAATCGTCACGTGATTGTGCGAAAAATGTACCATTGATAGAAAGTAAATCTTTTGTTTCAAACAAATGATCCCAGATATGTACCAAGGGATTCTTAGCATCAAGTGTCATCAATACACCATGATTGGATTCAGTTCTCATCCAGTAATGAAAGTCATGTGTTCGTTTTGTTTTACGCACTAACTTTTTCATTGGAGTCAAAACTCTTTCAGTAGTTTTAACCTGGTCAGTCCTGTTCATTGGTACGTTAGCTACATTACAACGAACAGCATCAAGACCAACATCATATTCTTTAAATGATGGTAAGAAATATGCAATACCAATCATTTCCTCACGAAACTTTTTAGGGTCATTATGAATCAACTGATTCAAATCCTCACGATATTTTGTAAGATGATTACCTTTAAGCTTCCACAACATGATTTTCTTGCTATAGTAATCTTGTATCTCAGTAGCCTCTTGTCTATCCTCAGGAGAGATAAACTCTAACAATTGTTGGTCTAGCATGTTTTTTATACCGGTAGCCAATGAAGCATTACCTTCACGTAAACGTCTCCAAGTGCAAGCTAATACAAGCAAATCCTCAGTGCTTTCAAATATTGAATATTTTTTGATGTGTGGACCATATCGCTGTTCGTCATTCATATCAAACAATGCAGAATAACCACTGCTACCGGCAGTAGTAAGACCACTAATAGTAATTTGCGATAATGCGTTAGTACCTATTCCACCTGCCATGGTATTACTGAGATTTATTGTATTACTAATTCCGTATGACATTGTATTCCTTAACTGATTGTTGCATCTTCCATACCAGCAGTACGGAGCCTTGTAATATGACCAAGCATAAAGTTCTTGCTGTCTAGACCTTTTAATATGCCCAACCAACGATTGCGTAACAACGCTACTTCATTGATTAATGTTTCGTAATCAATCACTTCATCTTCACCGTCTACATACTTTTCAGCATCACGACTGGTCAATGCTCTATTATACGCTTCTAAATACTTTTGAAAATGCTTTCGGCGAATTTTCCGTAATTGAATGTTCAGATAGTTTAACACAGCCTCAATCTCTTGTAACTGGTTAAACCTCTGTTCAGTAATTCCGGGCAATGCCGCAATGTTCTTTTCAATGTTGCCATAAACGCTTACATCACGTTTGGCATTGATTATTTCAGATTCATAATGGGTAATAAAATCAGGTATGGCACTAAGGTCGTTTGTAACTCTAGTGTACCAATTCATCAATATTGATCCTCATCATCCTCGTTATATTCTTCGTATTCTTCATCATCACTTAATTGGTCAGCGTAGTACTTTAATGCAGTAGCAATCTCTTTGTCACCACGAAAAGCATCTTTAATGTCATCGGGTTCAAAGTTATTGTCAATCATATAATTGACTAAAGTTTCTGCGGCATCAGCACGTTCATGCAAATCAATATGATTACGCAATGCATCCCAAACTTCGGCTATTGCATTAAGGCTCATTCTACTGTCTCCAATTCAATTACTGGTTCTGCTATTTTGTCAATTCTGGAACTGTATTCCTTCATAACAGTATCTAAGCAACCGCCTTCATTTGACTCCCAACCTTTACGGAACATCTTTAAGATTTCTCCGTCGTTGGTTGTATAACTCAAACGATTACCTTCTTTAGTTAAGAGGTCGTTCTTCTCAAACAAATCAAGTAGTCCGCTATATGGGTTCATACCTGTTTCGTATGGAATCTTAATCTGTAGTGTTTCAAAAGGTTTAGCATATCGTGTTTTCATAATCTTACATGCGGCACGAATACCATTTACTTCTGAAACCTTGTTACCATCCTCATCTTCTTTGAGTTTGAGTTTTTTCATAGCAACAAGAATACTACTAGCATACACAAAGCCTTGACCACCTGATACTTTATCATCTGGGTCAAACATATCCTGACTTGCGTATGTGTGATTAGTTGCAACCATACCAATATTTAGATTACCAAACATGTTAACAGAGTTACGAACAAGAGCAGCCAATGCTTTTGGCTTACGACCCATGTCACCCTTCATATCACCTGCTTCAAACTGATTTACGTCAGTTGGTGTTAGCAACATTCCCAAGCTGTCAATAACAAACAATACTTTAGGTCTGTCATCACTTGGAAGTGCTTTATAATCAGTTACAAACTTACTGATTGTCTTGGCTACATCATCAATCATAGCCATATTTAATTTTAACAATTTATCTTCTGTGGTCTCAACGCCTAATGCGTGTAACCACTTCTCATCTAAAGCATTTTCCGAATCGATGAGAACCACAAAGATACCTTGTTGTTGAGCATGGCGAACCAAGTTTCCAGAGCAGATATAACTCTTTCCGGAACCAGACTCTCCAGCAAATACAGTGACTTTACCAAGAGGCACACCTTTGTTAAAATCACCACTAATAAGATAGTTAAGTGCATAATTTCCTGTATTGATCCAATCGGTCGGATCATTAAACCCTATACTAAGACCTTCAATGGACTTAGTGATTTCTTTTCTAAATTTACTTACGTCAAATGGCTTACCCAATTTTATCTCCAATATGTTTACCGTTAGTATACGCACTAAACGGTTGTTTATCAAGTAGGTCGGGACATTTTTCTGCGATGTTATCCAAATCATAATCACTTGGGAAGTGACGCAGTAATGTTCTCGCCCGATCTCTAACTAAACTAGGTACTCTTGGTGTCTTACCAGGATCACATAGTTCTTCTAGCAATCTTTTGCTTTGCTTAATAGCCCGATATCTTTCGTCTGGCAATGTCATAATTTTCTCCTAATTGGGGGAAGGGTTACTTCCCCCAATAGATTAAGCAGTCTTTGCTTGTCTAGCACGGATCATTGCAAGAATGTCTTGTGCTTTATCACTTGATGCCGCAGTTGGAATCGATACTGATTCAGCCATTGCTGGTTCGTCATCAGGGATACTAACTTTAGGAGCGGGAGTTGAAACTGGTACTGATTGTTCAGCATCATCTGCTGGCTTGCCACCTGCGGGTGCTTCCAAACCATAAGGTCTGAAATAGTTACCCCAACGTTCATTGTCATATGGTTTGCCATCTACGCTTGCTTCAAACATTTCTTTCATAATGCGTAGTTCTGCTTCACCTGGCTTCTTAGGTAAGAAGTCTGCCAATGTGTACAAACCATGTGCTTGAATTGCGGCTTGTTCTGCCTCAGTCAATGCTGATTCTTTACGTGACCAAGTTGAGGTAGAATAATCTGCATAACCACCTTTAGTTGTTTTCTTAACGTTGAAGTCAAGACCACGCAAAAAGTCAGTTGGCAGTTCTTCCATTTCAGGATCCATCAAACTTGATTTGATGATTGTAAAGATTTGCGGGCTGATGATAAACTTACGAATTGGGTTCGCAGGTGTTACGTCATCGCCAAGGGGATTTTGACGAACAAAACCTTGGAAGATATAACTACGTTTCTTCCAGTACTTGTTTGCCATTTCTTTCAAACTTTCGTCTTTGTACCATGGACGAACTTCTGCCAAGATTGGGCAAGAGTTTTCAGGTCCATACATTTCAACGCAAGGTACTTGTACTTGAATTTGTTTTACGTTTGGATCACCTTTAACACCATTGAATGGTAGTTTGATGATTTGACGTTCTACCCAAAAGAAAGTATTTTTACTATCTGCATCTGGTAGGAAACGAATTGACGCTGTTGTGCCTTCGTCCATATTCC